AAGAATCAGATCCGCGAGATGTACGACTTCTCGGAGAGCCGCGCGGAGTCCATCGCCCGCACGGAGACGGCCACCGCGCAGGGCCAGGGCACCCGCGCCGCTGCCCTCAGCCAGGGGCGCAACGAGAAGCGCTGGGTGACCGCCGGCGATAACCGCGTCGACCCGCACTGCTCTGAGAATGCGAGCGTCGGCTGGATCGATGCGCAGGGGGTCTTCCCGACCGGTAAGGACACGATCCCCGACCATCCGCGCTGCCGCTGCGTCGTGCAGTACCGGACGCGCCGGGACTAGCCCCTCGCATTCGCCCCTCATCTGTGCTACGATAACCGTAGGAAAGAGGGACGACATGCAGACCATCGACACCGCCGCAATCGAGTACGCAAGCAAGGTCGGCGACGTGCTCATCGGCTCCGACGAAGACCTCGACGTTTTCTACAACGCCGACGACGAGCGCCTCGCGGTTGTGGATCGCGACTCCCAGATGGTGCTTGAGACTCGCCTTCACGTCGGCAGCGAAGAGCACGCGAAAGACATCGCGGGGCGGGCGTTCTTCACGGTCTAGCCCGCCCCCCCGCCCCCCACCCCACCCCCGCTACGGAGCGGGGGTTACGGGATCAGGAAAGAGGGACGACATGAAGACCACCGACACCGCCTACACCGAGCACGACAAAACGCTCGTCCGCCGCGCGCACACGGGCTACCGCTTCAACGGTCGCGACATCAGCAAGGCGATCCGCAGGTCGAGCACCTTCGCCGCCGCCGAGTTGCGGCTCGCGGGGAGCGGCTGGTTCTGGTCCGCTGAGGCGGCAGACTTCGTCTACGTCGCCACGCAGACCACCGACACGACCCCCGACCAGGCCACCCTCGCCGCCGCCGAGCGATACAACGACGCGCGGGCGCACGGGTGGAACCACAGCCAGGCGCTCCGCTGGATGGACTACGCGAGGACCGAGCGCGAGCGTGAAGCCCGCGAGCGCGCCACCGCCAACTACCGCCGCCGCCAAGCGGCCGCCCACCGCCCCGCCTAAGTCCCCCACCGGCACCGCCCCACCCCCGCTATGGAGCGGGGGTTACCGGGTGCAATCAGAACACCAAGGAGAGAGAGACGACGATGACCCATACAACGATCGACGGAACGCTGACCTACGTTACAAATGTTGCGCATGAAGTGGGGGACGACGGGGGAGAATGGGATACGTTCCGCGTCGCGGGATACCGGATCGTTCTCGCCGAGTGGTATGTCGGCATATGTGAGATAGATCGCACTCCCATCCTGAGTGGGATTCACAATCTGAGCGATCGGACACCGCGCGTCATCGACGCATGGTCAGAAAATGTCGGGGGGGGGAACATGATCGACGTTCTCGCGCTCAGTACGGGCGATTACTTGACAGTGACGGACGATTGCATCGTCCGTCGAGATACGTCCGATTGGGATAGTTGGGTCATCGACGCCGATCCGGTTGATGTTGTAGTCCTTCCGGCGCGCCGCTAGCCGCCCCGCCCGCACCCCACCCCCGCCGCCGCTCCAACACCCCGCCACTCGGCGGGGTGTTTGCGTTATCCCGAGGGCGTTTGCAGCATCGCGTCTAGGGCAGCGCGGGGCACGAGGAGGCGGCGACCTAAGCGAATCACGGGGATCTCCCCGCGCTGCACAGCCTCGTAAGCGAGGCGTCGCCCAATGCCCAACCGGGCTGCCGCCTCATCTACGGTCATGGTCTCGCTGAGGTGCCTGTTCGCGACGATTGTCATGTGGTGCGCTCCGTTCTTTGTGTGGAAGGATCGCACGGAGCAGGCGTGGCGAACCACCCTGAACCGTCGGAATATCCGTCGGATTCGCCGGGGTGTTTGCGTTACGCGCGCTCCACCTAGATAATCACCGCAAGCAACATCACGGCCTCACAGCCCCCAGATCAGGGGGACGCCGCGATGGACCAGCTCCGCTCCTACCACACCTTCACGGCGCAGCGCGCCCAGGACGCCCCCGTCGGCGTCCACCAGTTCGTCATCTCCACCGACGACCTCGCCCGCGACGGCGCGATCATCGAGGCGAAGGGCTGGAAGTTCGACAACTTCCGCAAGAACCCCGTCGTGCTCTACCAGCACGACGACTTCCACACCGCGCCCATCGGCCGCGTCGTGGACGACTCCCTCGGCACCCGCGCCGGCAAACTCAGCGCCTCGATCCAGTTCGACATGGACGACCCTGAGTCCGCCCGCATCGAGGGCAAGGTCGCGCGCGGCTACATGAGCGCGACCAGCGTCCGCTGGCTGCCAATCAAGGCGGAGATGCAGGAGCGCGAGATCGACGGCGAGACGCGCGAGGTCTACGTCTTCCAAGAGCAGGAGCTGCTGGAAGTCTCGATCGTCAGCATCCCCGCCGACCCCGGCGCGCTGATCAAGCGCAGCGACGGCGAGCCCCTCGACATCGCCGCCCTCCTCACCCCGCCGCCAGACGTTATCGACCTCCGCGGCGACCCATACCACACCGACCCCGACCCCCTGACAACGGTGACCGCCTATTTCCGCGCGCTCGATGAGCAACTGTCCCCCGCAGCCTTCGATCGTCTTGACGATCAGGAGCGGGAATTGGCGACGCGTCTTTACGCCCGCCTTGGTGGACTGCTCGCGGACGCGCCCGAGGCCCCGGCCCCGCCGGACCTCCTGCCCCTGGCCGACGGCATCCGCGCGATCACGGACTCCGTGACCGCCTTGGCCGAACGCCCCCCCATCGACATCGCGCGCCTCGTGGACGAGCGCATCGCCGCTCGCACCGGCCGCGCCTAAGCGAAAGGACCGCCGGACCATGTCCGACCTCCCTGAGACCAACACGGCGGAGGCCCCCGCCTCCGACCCGACCGCAGACGCCATCGCCCTGATGGCCGCCGGCATCGGCACGCTTTCCGAGACCGTTAGCGCCTTGGCGACCCGCCAGGCCGAGACGGAAGAGCGCGTCAGCGCCGACATCGACAAGCGCCTAACCACCATCGCCGGCGAGACCCGCACCACGCGGCGCCCCGAGGGCGAAACGCAGCGCGAGCCCCGCATCGAAGTCCCCGACCGGTTCCGCACCTACGGCTATGGCGACCCCAGCCCCGCCGAGGTCGCCTGGGGCCAGCGCGCCGGCATGACCGCAGCCGAGCTCCGCGAGACCGTCATGCGCTCCAACCTTGAGGTTGCGATGCTCGTCCTCGGCGGCACGCAAGACCGCAAAGGCATCGGCGAGGTCGCGATCCCCGACGACCTGCAAACGGCCTTCCGCACCCACGCCTTCGAGGGCGTCGGCCCCCGGCCGTTTGTCACCGACGGCGAAGGCCGCAAGGTTCGCGCGATGGACAGCGCTGAGTCGGGCTTCGGCCTGGAGCTCATCGGCGTCCAGTACGTGACGAACATGTGGGAGGCCGCCCGCAACCTCGACAGCATCGTCTCGGACATTCGCACGGTCCCGATGACCGCGCCCACCATGACGATCCCGATCGACGGCGACATGCCGGAGATGCTGTTCGTCGGCGAATCGACCACGTCCAGCGCGACCGCATACACCACGTCCAAGACGGGCTCGGGCAACCGCGACCTCACCGCCAAGAAGTTCACCATCCAGCAAATCTGGTCCGGGGAACTGGGCGAGGACAGTGTGGTCCCCTGGATTCCCTTCCTGCGCGACCAGCTCAACATGGCGGCGGCGTCGTACCTCGGGTCGGCCTACCTCAACGGCGACACGACCAACGCCGGCACCGGCAACATCAACCTCGATGACGCCGACCCCGCCGACACCAAGCATTACCTTGCCTGGGACGGGATTCGCCACTACTGGCTGGTTGACGCCACGGGCCAGGGTAAGGACATGGCGGCTGCCCTCGACGACGCGGAGATCACGGTCGCACGCGGCAAGCTCAACGGCGGCGACGACGACATTGACAACCTGATCAAGAACATCAACTGGGGCCTCAACCCCCGTGACCTGCGGTTGGTCTGCGACTGGGACACCTACATCCAACTGACGCAGTTGGACTCCGTGAAGACGATCGACAAGTACGGCCCGCAGGCGACCATCGTCACCGGCGAGCTCGGCTCGATCCACGGCATCCCGATCATCAGCCCGTCGTACGCCTCGAAGACCATGGCCGACGGCAAAGCCTCCACGACCGAGGCGTCGAACACCAAGGGCCAGATCACCATCTTCGCCCCGCGTGGCTACATCGGCGGCGTGCGACGCGAAATGCAGTTGTTCTTCGATCGCATCCAGCGCACCGACCAGTTCCTCTTCGAGCTCTACACGCGGCGCGGCTTCAACCGCCACGGCGCCAACGTCGCCGCCGGCATCTACAACATCACCGTCTGAATCCTCCTCAGCGGTAGATGGAAGGAGACCTCATGCCGCAGCGACCAGGCCGACCACAACGCGAGGGCATCCACGCACTGGGCGTGGAACCTCGGCAGATCGACGACCCCGGCAACGCCGGCACCATCCCCGGCAACCAGTCCGGCTACGTGGAGCTGACCAGTGGAGGCGCGGAGACGCGCACCCTGGCCGATCCCCAGTTCCGGGGGCAGATACTGGATCTCGTGTTCGTCTCGGACGGCGGCGACTGCGTCGTCACCGCGTCGAGCCCGCTCAACCAGACCGGCAACACCGTGATGACGTTCGCCGACATCGGCGACCACGTCCGCATCGTGGGCTTCAACAACGCCACCGACGGCTGGGAGTGGCGTCAAGTGGCGAATGACGGGGCGGCGCTGTCGTGACCGTCGTCGTTCTCGATGTCCTCGGCCGCTACCGCTCCTCCTTGGGGGAGTGGGAGGCGGGCGGGGAAGTCCACTGCACCAACGATGAGGCGGCGCTGCTGTTGCGAGACAGCCCCGGCAGTTTCGCCGTGCAGGGCTCCAAACCAAAGCCAGCGGCGAAGAAGGTCGGGCGCTCCACCACCACGACGGGGGTGGCGGCGTCGGACCGGCGCGCTCGGGGCGGCACGAAGCGGGGGTCGTAGATGACCATTCGCGCGCTTGCCGCCCTGAAAGTCACCACGGCCGGTGACGCTGGCGCCGCCGCTGGGACCGCCGACACGGGGCGCGTCATCGCGGGGGAAGTGCTCGGTGCATACATCGACTACACCTCGCAGCCCGGCACGACGGATGTGACGTTGCGGACGAAGGGGACCGCCCTGCCGTCCTACAACCTGCTTGTCGTGACCAACGGCAACACCGACGGCTTCTTCCCAGTGCGTGCCTCGCCCGTCGATTTGGCCAACGCGGCGATCACCAACTCGCACGCCCCCTTCGTGGTGGCGGACGAACTGGAGGTCTCCGTCGCCCAGGGCGACGCCATCGCGGATGGCGTCGTCGTGCATCTCCTGATTCGAGACTGAGCGCGTCAAGGGAGGGCCGCTAACCGCACACCACCACACCACATGGGGCAGGGCTGGCGGCTGTTACTCCGTGGCTCCAGTGTCCACCCCGCCAGTGTCGCCCCGGCGTCCATGAAAGCCGGAATGTAGGGGACGACCATGCCGAGTTGGCTTGCCACCCGCGAGTCCGTCAAGCGCGCCTCCGGCGCGAAGGGCAGCGACCGCGACGACCAGATCGACGAACTGATCCAGTCCGCGACGGACGAGATCTACCGCGACACGAATCGCGACAATGACGCGCGCCGCTTCGTCCCCTACACGGCTCTCGTGCGCCTCTACCGCTTCCCTAATCAGAACATCGTCAGCCCCAGCCACCTCCTGCTCGACGGTGACCTGCAAAGCGTCGACAGCCTGACGCGCGACGGCACCGACGTCACCGCCATCGCCTCGACGGATTACTTCTTGGAGCCGAACAACCTCGGCCCGCCCTACCACCGCATCGAGATCGACCTGGCCTCAACCGCCTTCTTCGCCGGCAAGGACACGCCGCAGCGCGCCCTCACACTGACGGGCACCTTCGCACGGCATAGCGAGACGGCCACCGCCGGCAGCCTGGGCGCCGCGATTGCCAACGGCACCGATACGTCGATGCAGGTCAAGAACGGCCGCCTCGTCGAAGTCGGGCATACCGTCCTCATCGGCACCGAGCAGGTGCGCGTGACGGACATCAGCGACAACGACATCGGCACGAACGTCGCCGGTTCCGGCCTGACCGCCTCCGTATCGGACACCGCGCTCACCCTGGGCGACCCCGCCGACAACCTCAACGTCGGCGAGGTGATCCGCATCAATAGCGAGACCCTGCGCGTGACCGCCGTCACCTCCGCCACCGTCGTCACGGTCGAGCGGGCCTACGACGGCTCCACCCTGGCGGCGCACTCCTCCGGCGACGACATCTTCGTGCGCCGCACCTACACCATCGTCCGAGGCGTCAACGGCACAACCGCCGCTGCGGCCGCCGACGACGCCGCGATCAGTACGTACGTCGTGCCCGCCGATGTCCGCAAGTGGTGTCGCGGCCTCGTCATCGTGACGATGCAGCAGGAGCAGCACGGCTGGGGCCGGGAGATCGGCCGGGGCGAGGGCGCCTCGGAGTTTCGCGGGACGGTCTGGGACAAGTTCCAGGCGTCGATGCGGCAGAAGTACCGCTGGCACGCGATCGGGGGGCCAGTCTGATGGTCGCCCTCAAGGTCACCACGCACGGCCCCGTCTTCAACGGCATCGGCGCGAAGATCCTGCACCAGGCCGAGCGCGACGCCGTGCAAGACCTCGTCGAGTTGGGCGAGCGGCGCGTGCAGTCGCAGCTCTACCCCGGCCACGGCCTCGTCACCGGCAACTACCGGCGCGGGATTGTGGGGCAGGTCGGCGGCCACGTCGGCGGCGCCGGCGGCGTCTCCCAGACCTCCGGGGCGCTCTTGCAGGCGGCTACGCGCGACATCGCACGCGGCGGTCTGCAAGGCGTCGTCCACGACTCCGGCATCATCTACGGCCCCTGGCTGGAGGGCGTTAGCTCGCGCAACGACGCGACCCGCTTCAAGGGCTACCGGATGTTCCGCAACGCCGTGCAAGACCTCAACCGGATCGCACCGACGATCCTGCGTCGGCACCTGACGAAAGCAGCGCGGAAGATATGACCATCGCCGCCGGCCGCGACGTGCTGGTCTCCCACCTGATGGCGACGGGGTGGTTCGATGGGGGCGTGAACACCTTCGAGCCCAAGGCCGCCCCGACGGGGCAGTTCCACGCAGCGGTCTTCCTCGACGGCGTCGTGCCCGTGCCGGAGCTCTCGGGCCTGGCAGCGACGACCTACCGCTACACGTACATGGTCCGCATCTTCCGCGACATGCTGGCCGACCCCGTGGGCCAGATCGACCCCGACCTCAACGTCCTCGCCGACAAGATCATCGACGACATTAACGGCGACTTCACCCTGGGCGGCAACGTCCGCCTCGTTGACGTGCTGGGCGAAACAGGCGACCCGCTGAACGTGCGCGCCGGCTACATCCAAGTCAATCAGTCGATGTATCGAACCATCGACCTCATCATGCCGCTCGTGCTGAACGACGCGGCCGCCCAAGCGGCATAGAGGAGCGCAGGACGATGCCGACCTATCGCATCGGGAACCCCAACAACATCCCCGCCGGCATCCCGGTCTTTACCTGCGTCGACGCCTGCTGCGGCAAGCCGCAGTTCGCCGGCGGCACGTTCGACCCGGACGCGCACCCCAAGCTCAACCCCGCCCGCCTCCTGTCGGGGGGCTGGCTGCTGGGCGACGCGCCAGCGGTGAAGGCGAAGAAGAAGAAGACGGCAGCGACGAAGGGAGCCATCCGTGGCTAAACGATCCGGACTCGGCGGCGCCCTCTACCTCAACGGCCTCGAC